GTTGCCTATTGATGCACCGATCAGCACTGCAGAAGATTCGTGATGCCCATGGGGAAGAGAATTCCAGCTGGTGCTGGTTCCAGGACGGCCCTATTGGTGGTAACAAGTGGTTATCCGAAGACCTATCATTCTGCGCTAAGTTACAGCAGTTTGATATCCCAATGTTTGCCCACACTGGAGCAATTCTACAGCACCATAAAGATATTTGGATTGACGCCGCGCACCACGATGGCTGGCTAGAGCATAACGAACCTGGTTCAGGCTTAGGTCAGTTACAGTAATGGGAGCACACGAATACGAGGGCGAAGAGGTATGGCAAATTTGCGACGGGTGCAACTCACTCGTTGCAATAGTAATGTCAACCCCAGGGCGAGGACGCAGGTGTAAATCATGTCAGTAGTAGTACTGCTAGACGGAGTTATCCGTAACCTGCGTAAACAAGCGCCCATCTCGGAGGGCGTTTTGTTGTATAAGACCTTAAACGAGCTTAATAGGGTTATTGTACTAGCAGATGATAAAGAGCGAACTGATATTTGGTTAAAAAAGAATAATATGGCTAAGTCTTTAGACGATATTGTTCAGATTTCGGACTCAGTAGTAGAAGAGCCTCGAATAGCCAGTATCAAGGACATCTTAAGCAAGGGCAGGATTGAGTTTGTTGTGACTGACGATTCAGACTTGGCTAAAGCACTGTTAGAATTAAGTATAAATGTATTAGTTTTCCTACACCCACGGTATGCTAAACCTGAGTTCCGCCCAGATGGTAGGGCTGGGGTTAAGAGCTGGGAAGCAATCACAGAGGAGCTAGATAAGCAGCAAGGGTTGTACACAGAGGACCCACGAGTATGAGGTTAATATATTTAGGCGCAGACGTGCCTAGCAACCGAGTAATCATGGAGCAGATGGGTATCCAAAATGTGGGGGTATCCTACTGGCGGCTGGTAAAGCGTGGGATGCCTAAAACCAAGCGTTACCTTTTAAATAACTATTTTCAACCCTACATGAAAATACATTTGCACCCAGGAATACCAGAGAATACCAGTTTATCGGCAAGTGAGCTAGAGCAGTTCATGGCTGATTACGAGGATTTTGTAGCGCATAACATAGACCGCATTGAGTCATTCATAGAGGTAGACCACCCACAGTTAGCCAAGTCCGAGATCAACTTACAGCGTGACGCAGCCTGGGGGGATGAGGATAAGTTCTGGGCTACAATTCGCAGTGACTACTCGTATGCAGAGATTGTAGACATGTGCCAGCAATACCCTAACGTGGCAATACCTTATAATATTATCGAAAACGATGTATCCCTAGCTGCCAAAACTAGAGCCCTAAGTACCCAGTATGGCACTAAGTTTCATGCCCTAGCGTGTGCTAAGCCTGATAACTTGCGACAGATACAGGTAGACACTGCTAGTACTCAGTCATGGCTGAGTCCAATGATGCGTGGTGAGACTATTGTCTGGGATGGAAATAGACTAGCCCGATATCCAAAGAAGATGAAGGATCAAGCTAGACCACGGTATAAAGCAGTCTATGAGAAGGCTGGGCTAGACTTTGATAAGATTATAGAAGATGATGCGGTAGAGGTTGCAAAGCTGGCGCTGTGGTCATACGAACAGTTCGAGGAGCGCTTTAATATGGTAAATAACCCATACCTTTCACCTGAAGATGACTACGATGAAGAGGACAAGTTATATTATAACAAGGGTGAAATAGATAGTACGGAAAACGCGGAAACTGGTATCGACTTACATGATAGTAAGGGTGGTTTAACGCGGAAACTTATTGAGCGCAATCAGTCCGAAAAAACTACTTTACCAGTGTTTTCAGCAGAGGTGCACACTATCGTAGACAAGGATGATCAGGGTAGAGATATCATCAAAGATGTACCTTTGATGAAGTCCACAGCCACCAGCTTACGCATGTGTAATACCTGCTTTGTAGCGTCAAACTGCCCTGCTTTTAAGAAGGATAACACTTGTGCGTTTGACCTACCTATTGAGGTTAAGACCAAAGAACAGCTACGATCACTGCTTAATGCAATAGTAGAAATGCAGGGGCAAAGAGTAGCATTTGCAAGGTTTTCTGAGGAATTAAACGGTGGATACCCTGACCCTAATACTAGTCAGGAAATGGATCGTTTACTTAAAATGGTTAAGACTATTAAGGATTTGGAAGATCCGTCATCCTTTGTTAGGATGACTGTCGAAGCCAAGGGTGCAGGTGGCGTTTTGTCACAAATCTTTGGAGAAAAAGCTCAGACGTTGAACGAGTTACCTAACGGTGGCTACACTGAAGAGCAAGTAACTCGCATTATCCAGCAGGGTATCGAGGAATAGTTACTATATTATAGTAAGCACCGTTAGGTGCTTGAATCAGCATGTCAAGAAAAACTACATAAAAGGATAAGTATGTTGTCATTTAAGTTAGCAGAAGAGTTTATCTCAGCCTATGAAGCTAAGCAGGTTCCATGGGGGTACAAAGACGCTGGAGGTAACGCCGTTGGCGAGATTACATTCTTGCGTACCTACTCCCGCAAGAAAGAAGATGGTACTAAAGAAACTTGGGTAGAGGTATGCCGTCGTGTTATCGAAGGTATGTACTCAATCCAGAAAGACTGGTGTAAGTCTAGCCGTCTGCCATGGAACGAAAACAAGGCACAAGCGTCTGCTAAAGAAGCATTCGAACGTTTGTTCGAACTTAAATGGACACCTCCTGGCCGTGGTCTATGGGTAATGGGTACTCCGTTGGTCAATGAGCAGAAAAACTCAGCAGCTCTGCAAAACTGTTCATTTGTATCAACTGGAAGCATGACCAAGCATAATCCTGCTAAGCCATTTGCGTTCCTAATGGAAGCGTCAATGCTAGGTGTAGGCGTGGGGTTTGACGATAAAGGTGCTGACAAAGAGTTTACTATTTACAAGCCTATTGAACCAGCTAATAGTGTAGTAATCCCAGACAGCCGTGAGGGTTGGGTGGACTCTGTAGCTCTGCTAATCAACAGTTACTTACGACCTGATCAGCATAAATTAGCATTTGATTATAGTGAGATTCGCCCTGCTGGTGAACCTATCAAGACTTTTGGTGGGACCGCTGCGGGACCTGATCCCCTTGAAAGTCTGCACAATTATATTACTTCAATATTCACTGGTCGTGACGGTCAGTTATTAACTCGTGTTGATATTGCTGACTTAGGTAATTTAATCGGAGTCTGCGTTGTATCGGGAAATGTTCGCCGATCAGCTGAGCTGCTCATGGGTCGCTTGGATGACGAGGACTTCCTAAACTTGAAAAACCCAGAACGGTTCCCAGAGCGCAACTCCTACGACCCGAAAGCTCCAGGTTGGGGTTGGATGAGTAATAACTCTGTTGGTATTTCTGTGGGTGATGACCTGTCAGGAATTGTAGAAGGTATCGCACTAAACGGTGAGCCTGGGGTTATCTGGATGGATGTTACTCGTCAGTATGGTCGATTGATTGATCCACCTAACAATAAAGACTGGCGAGCTTCTGGCTACAACCCCTGTGCAGAACAGAGCCTTGAGTCGTTTGAGTGCTGTACTTTGGTTGAAACTTACCTCAACCGTCACGACAGCCTAGAAGACTACAAGCGCACCTTGAAGTTTGCGTACCTTTATGCTAAGACTGTTACGCTTCTCCCAACTCACTGGGAAGAGACAAACGCTATTATGCAGAGGAACCGCCGTATTGGCACATCGATGTCTGGCATTGCTAATTTTGCAGACAAGAACGGGCTACCTACGCTGCGTACTTGGATGGATGCTGGTTATGATACAGTATTGCATTACGATAAGAACTATTCAGAGTGGTTGGGTATCCGTGAATCTATTAAAACAACGACTGTCAAGCCGTCAGGTACAGTATCTATCCTCGCTGGTGAATCTCCTGGGGTTCATTGGACTCCTGGGGGTAAGTATTTCCTTCGTGCTATTCGATTTGCTAATGATGATCCTATGTTACCTCTCTTCACTTACGCAGGATACAAAGTGGAACCTGCTAGTGAGTCTCCTAAAACTACGAGCGTTGTTTTCTTCCCCGTAGAGTCTGACGCTTCTCGATCGGAGAAAGATGTATCTATCTATGAAAAGGTAGCTCTCTCTGCTATGGCTCAACGACATTGGTCAGACAACTCCGTCTCTGTTACGGTATCATTTAATAAGGACACGGAGACGAAAGATGTTGGCACAGTCCTTCACTTATTTGACGGACAACTCAAGACGGTGTCCTTTTTACCTATGGGCAACCAGATTTATCCGCAAATGCCGTACACGCAAATCACTGCTGAAGAGTATGAAAAATATAAATATGAACTGCTACCCATTGACTTCACTGATGTCTATGCAGGTATGGCAGCCGATGCTATTGGCGAAAAGTATTGCTCTACGGACTTCTGTGAAATACCAAAATAGTTAAACAAATAGTAAAGCCCACCAGCAATGGTGGGTTTTACTATTTATAGAAGAACCCCCTGAGAGAAGCAGATCGGTACGGATCTCTCCAAACTCAGGGGGTTACTGGAACTTCTATTGTAGCACTACTCGAAGCTTTGCACAAATCCTGTTTGGTCAGGAGATACAGCAATCTCTTTCACAGTGTGCTTGCGTAATGTTTTATTAACCTTATTAACTGACACATAGTTAGAGCAACGCGGGCAAAATACTCTTACCGTACCCGTTACAGGATCAGACCAGTAAAGCGCGTCTGTACCCTCAGGTAATGCTTTATTACTTAATGAGCAGGGATTTACAACATGCTTGTTAGCCATAGGTTATTTCTCTCCAGCTTCTTCTAGAAATACTGCTACATCAGGGCGAGCGCAGTGTGGGTCAAGCTTATCTACCATACTCTCTTCTAAGTAACCTGTTTCATAGATTAACTTAACAACAGGAGAGCAAGGATCACCGCCGTCTTCCCATTGAGCATTCTCTTCATCTGTCATGTAAGGGTCTCCGTCATGAGTGTAGCAAAATGGGTTGCTAATATACCCAGCGTCAATTCCTTCATTTATCCATTTAACATAGTTCTCTTCATTTACCATTAGTTTTCTCTCTCCAATTTCGGCCAAGTACCGTCTAATACCATGAGTCCAATGATGCCATAATTAGCTAGATCTAAAAAAGAATCTCGTAATGACTCGTGCTTTGGGGTATTATT